AACAAAGAAGCATAATACTTTCCATCTGGTGTCTTCGACACTGTTACAGATGAAACTTCTCCAGAAAAGTTTCTTGTTATCTTCATCTTAATAGGTTTCTTGTGCTTTGCAAGTTTTAACTTGTTATCTTTAAATGTGAAAGCACTTGAAACATATCTTGCAGACTGTTTGTTAGTTCTTTTCTTAAAGTTTGGATGTTTTGCTTGTCCTTTAAAGAAGTTTTTATAAGCAACATCTAAATTCATTAATGATTGCTGTAGGCAAACAGAACTAACTTCATTTAACCAAGAAAACTCTTCTGTTTTCTTGAGTTGTGTTAATGCTGCACTGATTTGTCCAGCATTTAACTTAACACCTTCTTTATAGCTTTGGTCTTTAAGATTTAAAGCCCAATTAAAAACATATCTTGCTGAACCAAAGGTTCTTGCTAAGTTGACTTTTTGTTCAGCATCTGGATAGATGCGAAACTTATATGCTCTAAGAACTTCTTTCTTCATTCGCACCCTCCTATACCGATTTAAGTTAAGTGCATATTAATAAACTTTAAAAGATAAGTCAACCTAAATATGAAATATTTTAACAACTAATGCTTTCATCCTCCACCTAAAGGAAGAGGTTTTCGCATTAAGCTAGATAACAAGGACACCTTTCAGAATGTCAGAATCTATTATTGCAAGTAAGATAGTTAATATTGTTGCTGCTAAGACAGACCTTGCAAGTTTTACAGCAGCAAGAAACCAAGTTAAAGCATTAAAGAAAGAGTTTCAAGATTTAAATAAGGCTTCTGGTGTTGGATCTGCACGATTAGGTGCCAAAGGTGCCCTTGGAGATATGATACAACTGAAGAGTCAATTTGCTGAAATTAAAAAAGTAAACAAACAAACCCTTCAAGATAAAAAAGACTTCTTTACTGTAGAAAAGTCTCTAAGAAAAAACTCTCTGGCAGATAATGCGAGACAAGATGCTCAGGAATTAGCAAGAGTTAAATCCGTTGCAGCACAACAGAATGCTCTACGGAAGCAGGCAGTTAATCAATTAACTCAAATGCCTTCCGGTCAGAAGTGGAACAAATCAATGTTTATGTCTGCGGCGGATTTACCTTTTGTAGGGCCTCCAGTTGATAGAGCAAGATTAACACAAGCAGCAGAAGCACAAAAAGAACTCAATAAAGCTCACGCAGAAGCCTTAAAGATCAATAAGCAATTTGATTCTATTGGACTTAGACAGGGTAATGCAAACCAATCAAGAAATCTCACCTCTCAGTTAGTTCAAGGTGGGTATAATAACGCTGTTAGTAAATATGCACCAAGAATTAGTGGTGCTGATATGGCTGGTTTCCAATTAAGAAAAGAAACCCTAACCAAAGAGTTTGAATCTGGTGCAATGAATGCATCTATCTATAGAATGCACATGCAACAGCTTAATGGTGAGATGGGAAGAACTGCAAGAAACTTCCGAACAGTTGGGCAAGAGATGCGATCTGTAAGGTCTGCAATCATTGCAGGAACTGCTGCTTGGACGGGTTTTAGTGCAATCATGGCTGTCACTAGAGTTGGTGCTCAGATGGAGAACACACGTTCTTTGATGAAATCTATCTTTGGTGATCAGATGCAATCTCAGATGGAATATCTGAAAAAGACCACTCAAGAGTTGGGTGTTAGTTTCTTAGATTCCACAGAAAACTTTGCCAAGTTCTCATTCTCTGCTAAGACAGCAGGTATGGAAACAAAAGATATTAACGATGCTTTCAAGAACTTCTCCGTAGCAGGTATCATGATGGGCTCTTCAACCGATCAGATAAACCATGCGTTCTTAGCATTAGAACAGATGATGTCTTCTGGTAAAGTTAGAGCACAAGAGCTTAATATTCAGTTGGTTAACGCCATTCCCGGAGCCGTAGAAATGGGTGCAAAAGCAATGGGTTTATCTGTTGCTCAATTGCGTGACAAAATGAAGAAAGGTGAGGTGGATGCAAAGGAGTTTGTGACTAAATTAGGTAAACTCTACTATTCTACTTTTGAGAAAGATCTACCAAGTGCATTGCAAAACTTCGATCGTGTAACAGCAAGAACTAAAAACCAATTAACCCAATTATTAGACTCAGCGTGGATTAATGGCGTCAAAGATGGAATGACAGACCTTATGAACATGGCTAGTGAGTTGATGGAAGGGCCGTTAGGTGGTTTCATTGATACACTTTCTACAGGGTTTGGTTGGGTTGCGTTTGGTTTTACTGCAACAATTCGCCTTATCAATCTAGGGATGAAAGAACTACTAAACTTGTTTGGGATAGGTTCTGAAAAGGCAAGTCAAACCACAAAGGATATTTGGGGGCTGATTGCAGGCTTCCTGATGATGAGATCGACACTAAAACTTTTATCTTGGCCTTTTGGTTTATTGGTAAAATGGTTGTCTATTGATCTATTAGGTTGGTTGCCAAAAGTAAGAAATGCTGTGTTCGGATTAGCTATGATGTTTAGAACATTAGGTATTGCTGAAATGTTTGCCGCGTGGCCTGCTTGGGCAATAGTAGCCGCTGTTACTGCAATAGGTGTTGCAGGGTATGAGTTAATAAAACATTGGGAACCAGTTAAGAAATTCTTTACGGACACTTTTGATTGGATCAATCAGAAAGCTTTGGCTTTATCTGGGACCTTAAAAGGGTTAATTCCAGATTGGATGAAAGAGTCTGCGACAGTTACAGCAATAAGTAAAGGTGCTGATCCTACTAAAGTTATGTCAGCTTATGCTACAGGTAATTATGGTAATGTTGCAGGAACACAACCAACACCCCTGAAGGTAGATGTTAAAGTTGAAAATAATATGACAACCACAACAGTAACTTCTCCAGACGGAACACAAAAGATAACTCGCACAATGAACAAACAATAAGGATAATTGATGGCAACATACGCAATAGTTGCAGGTGGCCTCAATTATGGGGACAACCTGCAATATTTGAATAATAACAATTACGCTTGTTTTGTGTTTGACTGTATTGCAAAACTTGGAACATCTTTAACCAATACTATTACAAAAAGCCCTATCGAAAGTAGGGCATATGTGGCTGATCATGTATTTAATGAAAATGATGAATTTACATTGACTGGTGTTGTTACCAACACACCATCCAAAGAGTATGTTAATAATAATTTCAAATACAAAGTAAAAAGAACAGACTATGCTATTCAAGTACTGAGAACATTAAAGGAGTCAAGAACACCTTTTACGCTTATAACTGAATTTGAAATACTAGATAATATTCTTATTAAATCTTTATCTTGGGATCAGACAGCAGCAGATAGTGAAGCAATTACTTTTGAAATTGCTTTAGAAAAAGTGCAGATTGTTAAGGTTGCAACAACACTAGTTAACGTTGCCCCTCCTGCTGTGGCTAAAAATAAAACTAATGGTGCAGGTAAAAATGCAAAAGGGGATGCCACAGGAAAAACAAACCAAGGCAACCAGCAAAAATTCCTACTTACTACAGTTAGAGGGTACTTTAATGAGTATGTAGGTAATGCAGAGAAACTATTGAACTAGAGGGTATCATGTCCATATACATTATTGATTGTAACAAAACAGATTATGATACTTTTAAACTAACACTAGAAAGTGTAGCTTACGACCTAACAATTAGATACAACGCTTATGATGAATCTTTTACAGGTTATCTTGGTTTGTCTGGTTCTGATCCTGTTTGCTCATTTAAGATGACCACCGGAAGGGATTTGTTAAAACCGTACAGATATATGTCTTCTGTTCCAAAAGGAAAACTCCAAATACTAGACACTATGTATTCTACTGGACGTGTAGACCAATCTGATTTTGGTTCTGATAAAAGATTTAAACTTTTTTATACCGACTCTACTGACACAACAACATTAGCTGATTTGGAGGCTTAATGAGTTGGATACGTGAATATCAATTAGTTATAGGTTTTCCTTTCTCCTTGTCAGATGAAAAGAACTATAAAGATGGTAAGTTTCAAAAACAAACTGATATCTCTACACTAACAGATCGTAAAGATAATGCTTTCATCTTTTCTGGTTATTATGATGAAACAGGTAACTACGTTGGTGGCTTAAATATCAACTTTAATGCAACCAAAGACGATACTGCTAAGACAAATGATTGCACGATCACTATTGATAACCTATCAAATTTTATAGTTGACTACATACAAGATAACCTTGAGAACAATATAGCAGTTCGATTAGATGCCGGATACCGTGATGAAGGAATGAAGACTATCTTCACAGGTTATCTTGATGATATGAAAGATAAGTGGGATACCACTACACGTCAGACAGAACTAACCTTTGGTGATGGCACAATGAATATTTCTGCTGCTCATACTTCTAAAGCATACCCTAAAGGAACTTCTGTAAAAGATATAGCTAAAGATGTTGCTAAAGATTTAGGAACACCAATTGCTGAAGTTGATATGGATGAAGATGAAGTAACACAAGGTTCTGTTGCTTATGTTGGCCCAACCATTGAAGTCTTAAAACAAATAGTTCATCCAAGAGAGGCTTCTGTTCACATCCAAGATGGGAGGGTTCACATCCAAAGAGATTCTTCATTACATACTCAAGAGGTTGCTTATATCTCTGTTGAGACAGGTTTAATAGGTGTTCCTGAAAGGTTCTCTCATACTAAGAAGAAACCTAAAGGGCAGAAGACCAAACAGAAGCAACACCACCCTAAAGGTTATAAAGCACCTAAGATAATGGTAGAGGGTGTTAAATTTGAATGTTTACTGAATGGCGCCATCACTATTGGTTCAACTGTTTATCTTAAATCAAGAGAATATGATGGTCAATTTAAAGTCACTAAAGTTACTCACCAAGGAACACTCTTAAGTGGTGATTGGAAAACAACATGTGAATGTGCTTTAAGTGAACGGTCAGTTAAACGATAATAAATAAGGGGGTTATCATACCTTTTACAAACAGATTTGAAGATGCTATTGATAAGGCTATTCTAAAACAGATTGATAATCTCCATACTTCAATTCAAGCTAAAGTCACTAAGATTGATGCAAAAGGTATTATCTCAGCACAGCCACTAATCAAGGTTAGATATAACTTAGGAGATGAAATCTCCTATCCTGAATTAGGGGATATTCCTCCTATGATGTTATGGGATGGAGGCTCCGCTTATGTCTCTATGCCAGTCAAGGTTGGAGCAACAGTCTTAGTAATATTCTCTGAAAGAGATGGGTCTAATTTCATGGAAGGTGATGGTTCATCCTCTATTGTTAGCTCACAACTTCACGCATTAGGTTTATTCCCTGCTGGTTATATACCTTTACCAACTCGTGCCAAAGGTGTTCCTTATTCTCCTACAGATATACTGATGGTGAATGACAAATCTAAAGTAACAATCACACCTTCCAGTATAAAAATGGAGAATGCATCAGGCTCTTCTGAATTATCCGCTGATGGTTCTCAGACACTAAAGAACTCTTCTGGACAAATGCAATTAGCAAGTTCTGGTGAAATCAAAGCCAACGGTGCAACTATTACAACTGATGGGAATATTATCACTGGAGATAACATCAACATGCGTGATTTTTATAATGACTATCTAGGTCATCGTCACAAAGATGTTCAGGCTGGAAGTGATACATCAGGAACTAAAATCTAAGGATAATTCTACATGGCAACAACTTTTGACTTCTTATTAGACCAGTCAACCAACGATATAGTCATTAAAGATGGTGATTGGGTATTTACAGAAACAACCAAACAAGATTTAACACAACGCCTTGGTATTGTTCTTCGTGGTCATTATGGTGAATGGTTCCTAGATACTACAGTTTACACACCTTGGAAACAACAAATTATAGGTTGTCGAGATAGGAAAACTATTGACTCCATTCTGTTAGCTGTGGTTAACAATGAACTATCTTCAACAGATATTATTGATCAATGGAATAGTTCATTTGATAGAGATACAAGATCATACTCACTGAAAGCGGTTATTACGACACAAGACGAAACAGTCTCTATCTCTTATAACTTAACCCCAGATAAATTTTATTACAGCACACCAGACCCATCCAACCCTAGGGCAACTTGTGACAACATAGCACAGATTGGAGCAGATCCTTTTTATGAGTATATTAATGTTGAAGGGCTACCTAATACAGAAACTTGGTCAAATACATGGAGTTAATATATGGCAAATAAGAAACACCTCATATTAATTCCTGTAACTTTGATTGTATCCTTAATAGTAGGAACTGATTCTGGACTTAGAATTAATAAAGAAGGTCTGGAACTTTTAACAAAATATGAACAATGCACCTCAAATCAATATGTAGATCTCAGAGGAGTACCAACTCAGGGTTGTGGAGACACCAATTTCGTAACCCACAAAAATAAAACTAAAGAACAGGTTGCAAAAGATTTAGTTAATAACCTACAACAGTTTGAGAACTGTGTTAACACATATTTTGATGGTGCTTCCATGAACGATAACCAATTCTCTGCAATGGTTGTTCTGACTTATAATATTGGATGCACCAATGCTAAAGGTAAGTCTAAACCAACCAACCTTAGAACTCTTGCATTGAATCATAACTACAAAGATATGTGTCATAGGATGAGAGCTTTTAACAAGTCGGGTGGTGAAGTTATTAAAGGTTTAGATAACCGAAGAAAAGAAGAAGAGATACTCTGCCTAAAACCTGTTAAAGGATAAGGAATGATAAAAACTTTCAGTAAACACGCTATGAAAGCTGTTTGGATTTCTATTGCAGCCGATGTTGTTGTTTCAGCATTGGCTTTTTATGAACCTCCAAGTCAGAAAGCTTTGATAGTTTACACGGTCATTTCAGGTTTTGTTAAATCTATTAGTGCTTATTTAAAAGTTTACAGTAACATTGAATTAACACTGGCACTCAAAGACCAAGACATAGAAGAGATAAATCAGCAGCAAGTTAACAAGGAAGCAGAAGAATGAGTTTATTCTTAAAAGCTTTATCAGACAATATTGTGGTAACTCTACTCATTAGTCTGTTGGTATTGTCTGGATATTCTTTATATGCTTGGAATCACACCAACACACTAGAAACTAAAATATCTATTGCACAATTACAATTAAAAGTCGTGCAAGATAATAATACAGACTTATCCTCTAAGCTTAAAAGTCAAACTGACTCCATAAATAAACTATCTGAGATGTCTGACCAGAAAATCAAAGAACAGAAAGCTGCATTAGAACAAGCAAATAAAGATTCAGAGAAATATCAAAGACAAATCTTATCCTTATCAGAGTATAAGTTCACTAAGGATGTGTGCAAAGATGTCCACAATTTATTATCAGATTTTGGAGAATAATATGAAGTTTGAACATAAAGCATTAACTATAGTGTCACTTTTAATACTAATCGTATCCCTTTCAGGGTGCTCCAGCAGAGATCCAGTTATTCAATATAAAACTGTTGAAGTTTCTAAAGAGGTCTTAGTTCCTTGCATCAAAGAATCGGATGTTCCATCTAAACCAGTGTTTGCAACAACAGGAATTAAGAAGACAGATACAGACTCTTTAAAGGTTCAGAAGTTAAGAATAGAACAGAAACAGCATTTAGAATACGAGTCTAAGTTAGAAGCATTAATTCCTGCCTGTGTTAGTTCAACACCTTAATTGACTTATCTATTAAAACATGATAACATAGTAGCATAGCTATTTAGGAGGTTCTCTGGCAGACTATGGATTACTCGCAGGCGGATTTCTCCGACCTACTTTACAACAAATATTAAAAGAATATCAAGATGCAACAATTGCCGCCTATGGGGTAGGGACTAATACAGGATCTAATTCTCGTATAGGAACTTGGTTAGGAATTCAAGCATATCAGATTTCTCAAATGTGGGGTTTAGCAGAAGCACTTTATAACGCAAGAACGTTAAATGGTGCTGAAGGTAAATATCTAGATGATCTATTAAACCTTCGAGGTGTGTATCGCAATGATGCAACAGCAACCACAGGAACTGCAATAGTTCAAACAAATTCTAATGCAGCGTGGACTGCAACCATTCCAACAACTTCTTTGTTTACTGATGCTAACAATGTATCTTATTCACCTACAACTGAACAACAATTCAGAGAAAAGATATATGGTTGGTCATTCACAAAAGCGGATCTAATTAGTGCAGGAACAACTGTTACAATCTACATCAAAAACGTAGATACATCTATTATAGCCTCACAAGTGTTCACTTCAAGTTCTAGTTCAGTTTTAACAGAGATTGCCACATTCTTACAGTCCAATGCTTCCAGTTCTGATGTAGGGAGTATTTATACAGCAGACAACACACTGTACCTAGGTTTTGATCCAACTACAAACACTTTTGTTGGTCTAACTGCACCACTTTACTTGTATGCGGAATACAGTTTCGGTAATAAATACTCAGGAATTTTGGTTGAATGTTTGACAACAGGTGCTAATGTAGTGGCAATTAAAACACTTCAGAGTATGACACCCACACCAACAGGTTTTGTAGGTTTAACTAATATCTCAGCTTTTACAACAGGAAATGATGTAGAAACGGATGTAGAGTATATTACGAGATTTAACTCTATTGTAGATGAAGCAACAGCATCAACCAAACCTGCAATATACAAAGCACTATTAGCAGTTGATGGTGTTTCCAAAGTTAAGATCTATGATAACCCGACTAATATTGATCAAGTTGAGTGTGATAAAGAGTCTTTCAATTGTGTAATTGTTGGTGGACTGCCAGTGGATATCGCAGCAACTTTGGCAACCAAGAAGCCTATCAACGCTGCGACTTCTGGCACAACATCTTATACTTATTCTTATGAGGACTCCTCACAAGAAGTTATCAAGTATACCGTTTGCAATCAAGTACCTTATACTATCAAAGTAAGTTACACCACAGAAGATGGTTATCAGTTATCCGATGCAATACAGTCTGCAATTAAAACAAACCTGATGACATTGGCAGAATCGTTTACAATTGGTGGTAAGATTTTTAATACTCAATTGCAACAGACCGTGTATGCAAACACAACTTATGGTGTTATTGCGGATCTAAGTGTTTATACAAAAGTTTCGTCGGAGCTAGATTCAACCTATACAACCGCAAACATTCAACCGAACTTCTACTCTCTTCCTATCTTAACTTCTGATAGCATCCTATTTGAACAGGTGGTTTAATATGACCACCAAAACAGATGTAAATCATATTGTTGCTAAAGATATTGAAACTGAGATGTTGGAATTAGACCTTCTTCAGTTCTTAGATTTGCCTAACATGGATGCTATGACCAAGATTATGGCTAAAATGAATCAGGAGGTATATGATGTATTTCTACAACTCGCAGAAGGTTTCTTGCTAGATAATGCAATAGGTTCTCAACTTGATATCATAGGTTCTATTTTAGGGACTCCAAGAATAAACTCTGATGATGACGCTTATAGAACAGTGTTAAAGATCCGAGGATATAGAACAAGAACACATGGAACAAGAAGTGAGATCATAGATATCTTATCTCGTTTTACAGGTGTCGATCCATCAGGTATAGATACATACACAGGTGGTAATAAGTCTGTAGATATTGCATTCTTTACCGGATGTTTAGATCAACAATCAGCTGCCAGAGAGCTTACTAAGATATTCCCTGTTGTTACTAACTACAGATTAGTATCTAAAGCAGGTAGTCCTTTTACATTCACATCTCTGTATACATTGGAGCCAGACAACGAAAATAAAGGTTTTAGCTCTGTGTTTGATAATAGTTATACAACTCAAGGTGGTCGTCTTGGAAGCCTCATTGCAGTTAACTCTTAAAAGGAATAATTTATAATGGCAAGTAGACCATCGTTATACCCTTATTGGGCTACTACAACAACAAATCTTACAGGAACAGGTAATACTAATAAGGTCACACCTAAAACATCCCTTAGAGATATTGGTTGGGATTTAGGTCAACAACCCACTTGTGAAGAATTTAACTGGCAGTTAAATAATATTGATCAGTGGGTAGAGTATTTAGATAGTGTTGTTTATGCAGCAACAGCATCTGATACAGCTAATACATTAGCATTGAGAGATAGTAATTCAAGCTTTTCAGTCAAGCAATTGACAAGCACTGCACCTGATGGAACTAAACCTTTTAATGTAACTTCAACAACTAAAGTTGATAATTTGAATGCAGATTTGTTAGATGGATATCCCACATCTCAGACAGCAACAGCTAGTACGGTGGTTGTTAGAGATAGTAATGGTAAAGTTGTTTCAGATTTGACAGGTAACGCTGATACAGCAGCAAAATGGCAAACTGCACGTAACTTAGCTTTTACTGGGTTTGCAATAGGTAATGCTAACATAGATGGATCGGGTAATGTTTCTATTAATCTGTCTCAAGGTGCAGGAAGTTTACATGCAATGACAAAGACCTTGCTATTGAGCACATCTTCTGTAAATTCATCTGTGAGTGTTAATATACCTAATAGTCTTTTTGGAGGAGTTACACCCTCTTTTGTTATGTTTTCAGCAAATGCAAACAGCACCACGGCTGCGGATATTACAGGATACACTTTAAATGTAGGAACTTCTCAAAACTTAGCAAATGTTTTAATGGCATGTGGAACAGATGACACAGATCAAGGTAATGGTAGGATCTATGCCGCATCGACATTTGTCCTTCCATATTCTACTACTCAAGATTTTTATGTAGCAGCAGGAGCATATAGCGCTTTTACTTGCACGACCAACATTTATATTGTGGGGTATCAACTATAATGTATGTTTATAATTATGATGAAAACTATATTTTTACATCTGTGTCTTATGTTGAAGATGCAGTAGAGGAGAGTAAAGGGTTTTCTTTGATTCCTCCAGAAGATACTTCTGCTTTTGGGTGTTACTCTTATGAAACCGGCAAGTGGGCTCTTGTAAAAGATAATGATCAACAATTAAAGCTTACAGCAAGAAAAATAAGAGATCTTTTGCGTAAAGGAATTGATAAGTTTCTACTTCCTGCATCCACTATCTCCGACCAGTTAGTAACAGAAGAACAGAAAACAACTTTAATTCAAGATTCACTAACACTTGCTAAATGGCCTGCACAAGAAGGCTGGCCTTATATTGATTTACCTGTTTTATCAGATTTGTGTAAATCACTTTTATCAATTCCTGTTTGGGAATATCCAACTCAAGAAGTTAGCTAAGAGCTACATAAGGAACTTTGTTGGCATTTTTAGATATTCTGGTAAAAATCATATTCCCTGTACTTTCAGCAGGAACATTCCTATTAATTGGGGCTGTTAAGTATAATTTTGATAACCATGTTCAAGGATCGAAGAAACTTAGAGAAGAGTTTGATGTGTTAAGAGAAGCCTACCATAAAACAAGAGAAGAACTTATTAGACTTCAAGCCGAAGCAGTTACTCGTAAAGAACTTAAAGAAGTGTTTAAAGAGTTTGAACAACGCTTTGATACGCAATTTAAAGCTCTTGATGATAACTTGAACACAAAACTTTCAGGTCTTAAAGATCTTCTGACTGAGAAAATAAACAATCATTAAGAGGTAAGATGTATTGGGATTATTGGCAATTTATTCTATGCATCTTTACTTTGTCCATGATTAAAAAGAAGGCTATATTCTTTTGGTATATCCTTCTGCTTGTTTACTACTTATTAGTAGATTTCTATAGTTACTTACTACCCATAGGTAGTTACCTCATAGATCTAGGTCTTCTTGTTGTTATTCATAAACAGCATAACTTGTTCCAAATAGTTCTAATAAATATGATCTGGTTTGAACTATTTAAACTCTTTCCTGATCATATTTATCAGTTCTTAGAGACAAATCCACTATTTTATTTAGACACACTGTTGTGGTATTCCTTTGCAGAACTAGAAGCAAAAGATTTAACCATAAAAAACATAGTGTTGATTGTCTCCATCCTCTATCTGTATATTTCAAAAGGGATAATATAATAATGACAACTCCGGTTAGTCCAGCAACTACATACACACAAGCAGTAGAGCTTACTATCTTTGATTCTAATCAGTTCCATGAGATTGTGAATGGTGATGCAGCAGCTACAGTAACAACTGCTTCTGGTGATGTAGACACAGTTCGTAAAGCATTAACAGACAACTTTTACTTTAAATCTCCTATTCTTTGGAGTAATGGTTCTACTAATACAGTTTTTAATCAGATCTACACCTATACAGATGGAACCTTATGGTTCTCTCCTTTTGCTACCTCAACCAACCCAATCAGTTTAACAGTCAATGGGCCTTATAGTGACACTAACTGGAAGATGTTTACTGGTGGTAAGGCTATTGCACCAGCAGGCGGTCGCTATATTCAAGCAGTGGCTCCTACACAAGCTGTTGTAGGTGATAGTTGGTATAACACTGCAGACGGAAGAACTTATGTCAAGTTTAACGATGGGACATCTGTTCAATGGGTAGAAGAGTCTCCCCAAAGTGCAAGTGAAGAAGGTGCATTTGTAGGTCTGAGAGTGCAACTTGCGAGATTAGCCGCTGAAGCAGGTTATAACTTAGTTTCAGGATCCTTTGAAGAAGGTGGTACATTAACATCCTCATCTGATGTACTGTGGTATCAGGCCGATGGAAAGTATTATTCTTGGTTTGATAATACTGCTAAGACCGTTAATGCTGGATCAACTCCTGCTACATCTGGTGGGGTTAGTGCTGGCGCGTGGGTTGATAGGACGCAGGACACACTAAAAAGCGAACTAATGTCAATTTATGGCTCAGGTATGATAGGTAGTGAATATACTGGAACTATAAAACAAACATTAACTAAAGTTTTAACTCCTGAAATGTTCCTGGCTGTTGGCGATGGAGTAACAGACGATACCGCAGCATTCAACGCGTTAGATGCGTTCTTGTACGCAAACAGAACCACCCCTTTTAATATAGTGCTGAACAATACGTACATAGTTAATCCGACAGGGTGCACACACGCTTTTGGCAGCAGCAATGCCCGACTTTTTTCGCTTTACTGCGCAGGTTCTAAAGTAAGCGGAATTGGGTTAGTAAAAATATCAAGCGCATTCTCGTACTCATCAACACCCGGTTCAGAATTTTATTGGGCTGTTGTGCAATCATTTGCGAATGATTGCCTATGCACAGAAATAGGATTCAACGGCAATGGGAAGCATACTGGTTCTGGCTACAATTCTAGTATTACCAACATACGTTTCGAGCTTTTCGCGTGCTTAGGCGTTGCAAGTGTAACTCAGTACTCGAATAACCAAGTTGTAGGTTGTCGCGGCAAGGATTTTGGCGGTCAGGCTGTAGCTATACAATATTGTGATGACGCTAAAGCTTTACGTAATTCATTTTATGGGCACACTGGTATTGCTATATCAGCGGGGTCAAATCCTGTTATAGCGTTTAATGTGTCAAGAAATTGCTACGATGCTCCAATTGGCTTGAATGGTGGTAGCAATGCAAGTGTTTGTTTTAACTACAGTGACACCACCTCGAACGGCTCTGGTATTGATATTGTAGGTGTTAATGGATTCGCTGTTTTCGGTAACGAGATTCTTCACTCCTTCGGAAGTGGTATTAAAGTCTCTTACAGCGCACAACTTGGTGTGGGTTCTATCGACGGGAGTGTATATAAGAATAGATTAACAGCAAATTGCCGATATACTGGTAGTCCTGTTGTTTCCGAGATAATGATAGGTAATCCAGTTGATACGGGGCTTGTTAATGCCACTAATATTATTGTTGATGATAATACAATATACTTAGATGGTAGCATAGGCTCTACTTCCGATAGGGCTTTATTCGTTGGTTTTGGGGCTTCCAATGTCTCATTACAGAATAACAAAATAAAAGGCGTTCATTCATCCTCTGGTAACACAATAACAATTGCTGGTACGACACCTTACTTAACTATAGTTGGAAATGAGTGGTCAGGTGATACTATTATTCGGCCAATACTTATATCTTCACCCGGACAATCAACACCTTTTGTATGCAATAAAAATAAAGGTTTAGCTATAAATTATACTAGCAGTACATTCTTCCCAGACTCAGGTGTGATGTCTGATGATGGTTGGTTGAGTTATTCAGTAGAAAGAAATGTTACAACTGGGGGGCTACAAGTACTTACTGTACCGTTTTCCGCATCAAATGATATGTGTGAGATTATAGTTGATGTAGTTCAGCGAGGCGATACGGGTGCTGTACAGCAGAGAATCATTGCGAGAGGTAATTCAGCTGTGACAACAGCGGTGTTGAGTAATACATCGGTATGGTCTTTCGGAACTAACCCTCCAACCGTTACCGTAGATACTACAACGACTGGGCAGTTAAAAGTGTCTGTTGTATCTACGGGGGCTACTAGAATTTCCAAGATTGGCGTAAAGGTTAAAGCTTACGAAGGTATAAATATAGTTTTTAGATAAAAAATAATTAAGCTGTCTAGCGCTATGGTTGTGTTTAATGTGGAGGTGGCTTTGGTTTGTAAAGGCTATATAATGATATTATCAGTTACGTACGCATCTTCACCATCAAGCGATCTGTTAATTCCAACGCTTGAATTCAACAACGAGGCAGCCGGAGTAATCCGGCTTGCTCATTTATGACTACTTTAATAGATAAGAAGCCACTTTATTTGCCTGAAGATATCACGTTATAGTGTAAATTTTATACTAAATCAACTGAAATCTAGGTAAGGAAGTAAAAGTTCTTTTGCTTAACAGGGATATAATAGGTTAAGCATACCTGCTTCAAATGGAGAGTACAAGTTATACTGCAAATCTAACGGTACTTATCATGATTTAACATTGGTGCCTTTAGGCACCATCCCTGCGCTAATCACAGTGTATACAAGGCGTCAAGGTGCAGATATCTATGAGCAACTATTTAACTATTTTATAACATTGATAACTCTATAGGTAGTACATGCATTATTATATCCAACGATCTATTAATTAGGTATTAATTAGATAATATCAATAATAAAGCCGGAGTGATCCGGCCCAAGATTCGTTTTAATATTAAATACTCTTAAACTATCAAAACATAAAGGTTTTATTAGAATGGTGTATAACTTAAAACCAACAACACCCTTCCTGTTACTTTTACATACAACCTAAAAGTTCACGGTATTGTAGTGCAATAGGACTAAAAGGAATATTGTCATCAAAAGGTAAACCTTCAAACAGGGTGTTCGTTACTGAACTAACAACCACACCCATTTCTTTAGCTTTCTCAGTTTTAACTTCTTCTGCAACAGGTTCAGGTTTAACTTCCACAACTACGTTAACTGGAATTACTACATTAGGTTTAATAACTTCATCCACAATAAGTGGAACATCTTTTAACTTGATTTCTGTGGCAACCATAGCAGCAACAATTTCTTCTGCTTTTGATAAGATTGTTTGAATATCAGAAGCAACACAATTTGCCGCAGATTTCAAAGCATCACCAAGTTTTGCACCGATATCGTTTTCATGGTGTGTTTCTTTGTATTTACTAACCAGACAATCACGTAACTTGTTAACAGGCTGATACAACTCTTCTACAAGTTCTTGTGTCTTATCTAGCTCACTAACACCTACAGCATTATAAGCTACATTCCACAGGTTACCTAATGTCATCTTGAACTGACGTTCAGGAGAACCCCATTTAGCTTCTTGCACACCTGATTTAGATGTAACATTAATCGTTGGACGATCTTCATAAACCTTTAAGACCTTAACAATAACTTTTGTTTCAGGATTGTAGTGAAGATTATATCGATTACCTACTGTCAATGGCTTACCTTCAAAAGTAAAATCTTCTGTTGGTAGAACCAACTCAATAGGATCACCTGCAGGATCTTGCTTATCCATTGGTTGACCTATTACATTCAAACCTGTGATGTTTTCAATACGTCCAAAGAACTTCTTATTCTGTTGCTTGATAGGCTTCTCAGGAGCTTTCTCTACAACAGGTGGTGTAGGTGTATTGGTTACCACAGGAATTGATTTAACACGCTTGTACGAGCTTGTATAGACCTTATTCTTTTCGTTTAGAACTACAACAAACTTAACATTCCAACCTAATTGAATATCTGTAGGCATACCTTCTACAAGGTCAGTTAGATAGATCTTATCTTCACCAACTGTAATAATGGTGTACTTGATTCCACGAGCAATATTTGTGATCTGCCCTTCACAAACATCATATTCTTTATCTTGAATGATTTGTTTACTAATCATAGTTTCTCCTTCTATGCTCACTTGTGAGTGAACTTTGTTCATCTGCATGCAGACATTCAGATTATTGGTATTGAACCTCTCCGCCCTGAACGGCGGAGATTCTTCCTTCAACGAAATTCAATAGAATTTCTCCAGAAGCTTA